AGCGTTTTCCAACTCCGACTTTGTGCAATCATCAAATAAACCTGAATGTTTAAGAAAACAAGCCATCGTACGAATCTTTAGCTCAGACGTGCAAAACCTTGTGACTGGGTTAGGCAAGTATTGACGCTTACGAATGATTGCCTCAAACGGCTCACCATTTCTCGACGCTGTTTCGTATGTGACCTCTCTATACCTTTGCGTTGGGTCTTCGTGGTCGCAATACTCAATCCAATGTATTTTGACCCCCCAGTTCACAGAACAATCATTTACAAATTTAAGCGTTGCCTCTTCTTCTTTGCCGGTGTTGGCAAAGCATACAATCCCATCATCAGGCATCTTCCCCCCGTGGGCTTGCAAGACCTGATACAACATATAAGCTGATGTTCTGCCGCCGCTAAATGATATGCAGGTTGGCTCTGTAATTTTGTATGGGTTTACCATAGTCTTTTCACCACTTTATAAAATTTGCCATCACGTTTGTATTCAATCATGGATGGCGGGTTGGACTGATTCATCTGCTGCACTAAATACGCTAATGGCTCTGTGGCCTCGTTAATGCCCGTTAGCGTGGCGTTTGAGCGTTGCGCTATGTCATGTAGGAGTGTCATAGCCTTGGTGCCTGCATAGCCCTGATTTAAGACAGGCAAGTATTCTGTAATTGGGGGGTCGGTCAGACCACCGTAATAAGTTAAGGCGATCATTTCGTTGCCACTCGCACGACTAACGTGCTTGCGCCAATGCCATTCACTCACCGGCATATCCACACCATCCAAACCCATGATGTCATCTTGGCGTAGGGTCAACTTCTTTTCAGGCGCCGGAGGGAATGGTGTGCCGCACATTGGGCAGACGTGGGCAGAGATGTGAACAATTTCATGGCACACGTCACACACTTTTACGGGTGCTTCGCCATCACCATCACCCTTTTTCTTTGGTGGCTGCACGTTGGTGATTGGCCCGTGTTGTGCCACCACACCCGCGAAATCCAACACTAGGCAATGATCAGTATGTGACTTGGGGCGCATCCCACGTCCTGCCATCTGGACGTATAAAGACGCTGACATAGTCGGGCGCAGCATGGCGATCAGATCAATGTCGGGATAATCAAAACCGGTGGTCAACACATTGGCGTTTGTCAATGCACGGATACGCCCCGCTTTAAACTCGGTCAGAATCCGCTCGCGCTCTGCTTTAGATGTGGTGCCAATTACACATTCTGCAATTACACCTTGGTCAATCAACTCTTGGCAGATGTGCTGCGCGTGATCAACGCCTGTACAGAAAAACAACCAAGCTTTACGACTGCCAGCTAGCTTAATTACTTCGCCTACAACCTTTTCATTTGTATCAGCATTGTCTACGGCTGCTTGCAACTCAGTATCGATGTACTCGCCACCACGCTTATGTACACCGCTCACATCCAAACGCTCTGTTGTTAATTTGCTACGCAGGGTTGCCAAATATTTTTTATGTACCAACTCTTCAATACCGACAGGCTCGATCAGCGCATCGAACAATGCGGGTTTGTCGGTGATATAACCGTGGCCCAATCTGTAAGGAGTAGCTGTAAGCCCTACCACCCTAAGATTAGGGTTGATCGCCTGTAGATCGTTTAAAAGGCTGCGATAACCACCTTCATCTTTGTGTGACACCAAGTGACATTCATCAATAATTACTAAATCAATGTGTCCGAGCAGGGGTGCCTTAGTCCTGACACTTTGAATGCCGGCAAACGTGATCGGCTCACCTAACTGGCGTTTGCCAATCCCTGCTGAGTAGATGCCCAAAGGTGCGTTAGGCCAATGCAAGCGCATCTTCTCGGCATTCTGCACGATCAATTCTTTGACGTGGGTGAGCATAAGAATGGTGGTTTCAGGCCACTCTTGCAGGGCGTTCTTGCAAAGCGCCGCCACAATGTGGCTTTTGCCCGAGCCGGTGGGCAGCACTAAACAGGGGTTGCCGGTGGGGTTGGCGCTGAACCAAGCGTATAGCTGGTCGATGGCGCGTTGTTGGTAATCTCGCAGCATTACCCCACCACCTTCGCACCAAATATCTCACGCGCCTCGGCAATAAACTTATCGTCACTTGCACAGGCCTTGGGGTTTGCCACAATCTCACGGCTTGTAAAGGTTTCCCAATCGCTTACGCCGTTTTTGATGTCACCTTCAGGCGTTATCCAAATGACTTTGCCAGCCTCAACTTTATGTTGCCACGGCACTAAGTCAGGGTGCAGGATATGCGCCTCGCAGCCCTGCTTTTGATTCTCAAAGTCCAATGCCACGTCATATTCTGCACAATGCCAAGTGCCGTCCTCGCGCGCTGTGGAGTTGGTGCAAGTGCGGCAATTGACCTCCTTGGTCAGATTGGTTTTGTGACAAAACTCATGCGCCGCACAGAATCGGCACTCAAACCATGTGGGGTCAGTGCTGATGGGTGGCGGCATACGGTCAGCTTTGGCCAAGCGTTTGCCTCGATTAATGTGATCATGTGCCACGGCGGTATCAATCCTGACCCGTTCGGTGTAGATACGGTCATCGTCTTTGCAAATGGCGTAGTAAAGCGCACGGTCAAGTCCCAACCCAAGCATATAAGCTTGCATTTGAACAAAATGCATGGGCTTACTTTTCTCAACCCCGTTTTTTTCAAGATCATCAAACGATTTCTTGCCGTGGGTCTTGATCTCAAGCACATGACGCGCCTTGGGTGCTTCGGGTACGCCTGACTCAATGACGCCATCAACTGAGCCGCCAACGTGGCAACCAAAGTCAACTCTGCTTTGATTGTCGCCTGTCTTTTGTACGTTAAGCCCAATGGCGCGCAAGTCGGACACAACTTGTGCTTCTTCGTCTTGGCCGCGGCGAAACAGGCGTAGGATGCGCCCAGGGAAGCGCTCAATGACCGCCATGCGAAACGATAGCCACAACCAACGATCACAGACGTGACCGAGCGTTGAACATCCCATGTGGGGTCTAGGTTCGCCTTGAATCGACTCATGGTGCTTGTCGATCAGGGCACTTATGGTGTATTCTGACTCTGGTATTTTCATGCCAATCTCCTTAGTTTTTTGCCCCCGACTGCAAGGTCAGGGGCATTTTTTTAAATTAAAAATTGTTGCGTTTGAGTCGGGATCGCAAAACTCCACCGAGCAGGTGCGTTGTAAGACTCAATCCTTGTTCGCATAACTTGCGCTCTGACTTCTTTACTAGGCGGCATATAGTTGCCCTTCCATGTCTTATCAATGCCAATATTGCGACCTATGTTGGTACTATCAGCGCTAGCAAACGGAAACTGGGTAAATATTGCCGGATTCAACATCCTTAACCCATGAATCTTGACCAACGGGCGGCCTTCCTTATCGCTAATCGCACGCACTGCCACGGCCATCTGCACCCACCACTCAGTTGTACCAATGTTTGCGTACTGTCCCGAGCTGCCAAAACAAACTCGCGGATAATCGGCGGCCAAACGCTCAAGTCGCGCAATAGATTCGTTTAAATGCCAAACGGGTGCGCCAAACCAATTCCCATGAGGCCATTCTGCAAGCAGTGCATCGTTGTCACACTCCGACCCGTCGATCACGTCTGGTATTACCGCAAAATCACAAGACGGAGTACGCTTGGCGCTCAATGCCCAGTCGTAATAGCCTGACCAGTTTAATACTGGCGCGCCTTTTTTCCACGCAGAAAAAGCCCCATTGTCTACAGCAAAACTTTGACAGACTTCAATCGCAATTGGCAATTGTTCAGGATGGGCATAACTAATAAAAGCATGGCCAGTCGTGATTGCTAACGCTGCCGCCGTGTTTGGCGTAATCGGAAGCCCGTGATAATGAATCACCACAATTCTCCGTTGTATACCGCACCAAGGCCAACAGTTGGTCGCTCGACTCTTATTTCAAATAAGCGTAAATGTTTAAGTTCTTCCCAAATAAATTTGGCTATATTTTCAGATGTTGGCAATTCAATAACAGCATTTAAATATTTATGATCAAGCAATGCTTTAACTTTTAAACATTCTGCATTAATTTTTTCTTCATGCATAACGTAACCATTTAAAGCGGTTCCCCAAATCCAAACTTCAACGTGATATGAATGACCATGCATTTGCGGAAAATCAGGCAATGAATGAGCCGCTTCAAAAGTAAATCGTTTAAACAATTTCATTATTTAAAAGGGGCTCTCGCCCCCTCCCTGTTTAGGTTAAGGTTTATTTTCTAGTGCTATTCAACCAGCGCGCCAAGCGCTCTGCTGCCCACACGTCAGTCAGCTTGCGGTACTCAGGCGAGCCGTCCACCCAAAAATCATTGGGATTTTTTTCCTTCATTTTGACAACCACGGCATCAATCTTCGCCACGGCTTTATCGTGGCTCTCTTCGTCTTCTTTATCAATCGATAAGTCAGGGTTTCTAAAAGCGCGCGCTGCGCGTCCGGCATCAATCAGGTCTTGTGTGTAAATCATGTCAATCCTTTAAAGTTGATAAATTTGCACCAAACCCTAAAGTTTGGCGCGTTTTTTAATGGTTTACTTCTTGACCCACGGTGGCGCGGCCTTGGCGGGTGCTGCTGGCGCTGCCTTCGCTCCCGCAGGTGGCGCCGATCCATTCGCCTTAAAGCCCTTCACGTCATTGCTTGCGCCGTACTGTTCAGACTCTCGCACCTCAAGCTTGATCTGCAACTGCCCGCCGATTAGCTGATCCGTGTCTTGCACGGTAGCCAAGCCAATAGCGCGCATGATTTCGCCTAACTGCTCACGACCAATCTTCTCCGCCGTTGGGTTAGGGTTTTTAATGTTGAGATTGCCAAACACCACACGCCCTTGGTGCGTGGGGCCAGTAATGTCGTACCTGACGGAAATGTACTTGCCAGTGCCGGCTTTAGTGACCTTGATCTCTGCGCCATTGACCACCGCGGTGTACCAACCCGCAGGGAGTGGCTCAAAATTGCGCTCTGATACGGGGAGCGCATCAGCGCTAAAAGTTTCGTCGAGTTGTGCCATGTTTATTCCTTTACGATTGTGAAAGAGGGGCGACCGGAAGTGGTCGTAATAGCTTCAAGCAAAGGCTCTGTGATGCGTGGGTCAGCGCTTTTCCATGCGCTTGCGTTAATCTCAGGCTTCCACCTAAATAAAGAAGATAGATGATCTGTCAAGCCGTGTTCAGCAGCCAAGTCTTGCAACTTGTCGCTGTTTACTTTGCGGTCAAGGCGACCAACGATCTTGATTTTGTAGCCATCGTCTTGAACGTTTTGGGTGCCGTCGAGGTTTTTGGATATGCTCAAGGCTTTAACTAATTGGTCTTCAATCGTGCGGCGATCGTCCATTGCCTTTTTCTCAGCTGCTTTGGCGTCGAGCCATTGTTGATAGAGGATCATGATCAACCCCCAATCTTGTTAATAATGGCACCCAAGTCTGGCGCTTCCCAACCATCAAGCTTGCCCGAGCGATCCTTGGCTTGCCAAATCCCGTCCGAATCACACATTAATGCCCGTTGCGGCAAACCTTCCGCATCTTTCTCGACACGGAGTGCCAACACTTCGTCGAAAAAGTATGGCAGCGACTGACCAGTCTTGTTGCCTGGCATGGACGGTGCGTAGAGAATGCGCCCCGACTCATCAGTAGCCTTCTCACACTTCGCCGTGAAATATATGTGTTTGCCAGGGATATCGCGAAAGGCTCGAATAATGTCAGCCATCTGTTCCTGCATACTGCCATAAGCTTGGCGAGGATCCTTTGCAATCTTCTTCTCATGGTTTAACACCACCTCGGCAATCTCGCTGATTGAATCAAGTGCAATCGACTCAAAGTGTTTGGCTTCGTCTGATTCAACGACCCACCGATACGCTTCCATTAACGTGTCGTAAGATGACACCTCGACAAAAGGCAAGTCTGCGTCAGCGATTGATAGCAAACCACCCTCAGCAGAAAAAACAACAGGGTTTGGCAGCGTAGGGATAAGCGATGTCTTGCCTGAACCCGCGTTGCCGTATACAAGTAGCTTCACGCCGTTAGCGTGTAAACCTTTGGTACTGCGTAGATTGATAGCCATGTTGGCTCCTAAAGTTGATCGCTTGTCGGAACATCCGTTTAGCGATTGATTGAATTATTGCACGATTAAATGTATAGTGTCAACAACATAATTCAATTTAATTTAAAAAGGTGTAAAAAATGTTGACGATTGAGCAAATCAGAGAGTTGATGCACGATAGGTCGGTGCCCATTGTTGCGGAGTTGGCGGGGGTTCATTACAACACTTTGCTAAACATCAAAAATGGTACAAACAAGAACCCTTCTTATGAAGTGATTAAGAAATTGTCTGAGTATTTTGACCCCAAACCATGAGCCTTCCTATGACCACAACAAGCAAGCTAGATGCGGCTTTGCAGTACGCATCTTGGGGTTGGCACGTCTTACCGTTAATCCCGAACGATAAGCGCCCAGCGTCAGCGCATGGGGTGCATGATGCGACCACCGACCCCGAGCAGATCAAAGCCTGGTGGGCGCAGAACCCTAGTTTTAATATTGGGATCGCAGCGGGTGAGAAGTCTGGCATTGTGGTGTTTGACATCGACCCCCGCAACGGTGGCAGCGAGTCTTGGGATGATTTCACCGCAGAACATGGCGGGGTGCCTGACGGTATATGCCAACTGACCGCTGGAGGCGGGCAGCACTATATCGCCCAAGCCCGTGAGAATCTAAAAAGTTGTGAGTTGCGCCGTGGCGTGGATTTCTTGGCAAATGGGCGTTACTTTGTTGTTACCCCATCGATTGTGAATGATCGAGAGTACACATGGGAGGCGTCAGGCGACCCCATGGACGGGATTTGCCCGTTTACCATACCTGAGGCGTGGCTATCGGCAATGGCCGTGCGTAAAGTCATCGTGACCGCCACGGATGGCGCGCTGATTACGGGCAACCGTAATGCCGGCTTGGCGTCAATGGCGGGATCTATGCGGCATAGCGGGTTCTCAGTAAGCGAGATATTTGCAGCCATCAGCGCAGCTAACGCCGAACGGTGCGATATCCCGTTGCCCGCCTCTGATGTGAAAAGAATCGCCGAGAGTATTGCCCGTTACGCCCCCGAGCATGACGTGGGTGCCTCGGCTGCACTTGGGGATGCTGCCGCCGAGTCAATACTAAGCGATCAACCAAAGCACCCATTAGCGGTATTTGTTGACTATGACATGGGCAATATTCCCGCACAAGAGTATGTGTTGGACGGCTTAATTCAATCCGGCGTGGTATTGATTGCAGGATCGGCAGGGGCAGGTAAGACCACTCAGCTAGTGCCAATTGCGACCCGTGTCGCTCACTTATGCGACCATGATGATGCACTTAAACCTTTACTGCGTCGCAAGATCATATGGGTATCAGAAGACCCCCGCCAAGTCATGCGTATTTTGCGCTCAATGCGCGAGTCTGGGCATCTAGGCGGCAAGTCTGACGCTGAAGTGTCGGAATGGTTCAAGATCGTATCCGCTGCGCGCCTAGCCCCTCAAATAGTCGCCCAAGTCGCACCCATCTACGAAGCAATGGCGGTCAACAACATAAGCGAAGACGGCGTGATATATGAAACCAATCCGCTAGTTGTGTTCGACACGACCAATGCAAGCTTTGATCTTGAGAATGAGTCCGACAATAGCGAGGTCGGACGCGCTATGGCCACGCTCAAGGTTCGATTTCATAGTATGCCCCTGTGGCTAGTGGCGCATCTTGCCAAAGCGCTCAAACGCGCTGATGTAGCAGACTTTAGCGCTCGTGGCGCAGGTGCCTGGGAAGCAGATGCTAACCAAGTGCTATATATCATCAAAGAAGACGATGGTAAGCGTTGGCTTGAGATTGAATCAGCCAAGCATAGATTTATGGCGCGCGCTGACGGAATCCTGTTTGGTGCCAGCATCAACGTGATCAACACCTACGATATGCTCGGCAACCCAATAAAAGAAACCCTGATCCACGGTATCCCTGAGATTATCGAAGCTGGTGGCAAGAGCGAGATAGCAAAGGTCAAGGAAAAGAATAGAAAGGATGCAGACCTAGCAGCCCGACAATTGCTCATGAAGCAAAAGGAGGAGGTGGTTATTTCAGCGTTGACTATACTTGGCAGGACTGAATATCACACTAAGTCTGAGCTAGCAGAGCGGATCGGTGGCAATAAGAATCAAGCGCTTGAAGTGATCGATGCGATGGTTGCGCGTGGCATGATTAACGCTATTTATACGCCATTTCAAGCACCAATCGAGAAACGCCCAGGGCGGCACGATTCGGGATATGTCATGCCTAAAACGTATAAAAAAGAGTCGGACGGGGAGTGATTTATAAAGTACCGCTAATGTACCGCTAATTGTGGGTTATTAGGGTTAACCCTTAAAATATGCTCAAAAAGTAAGCAAAATTAGCGGTACTGAGTTAGCGGTACTCCTTAAGGATACATACCCTGTACCGCTAATCCTTGGGGATTAGCAGTACATATACAAATTTCATTTGTACCGCTGTGTACCGCTGTGTACCGCTGTACCGCTAATTGTCTAATATTAAGTTATCTTGAGGTTCATTAGGGGTGATATCCGTTACATCTAGTAATCGTTTTTCAGCCTGCTCGAGCGCTTGGGTGATTGAGATTTGAGTATGAGTAACGCTTACATCGATTTTCTCTCCCCAAGCTTTCGGTCTAAGCTTGGCAGCTGTCCATTTTCTTGTGTCGATTTTTATCTTAAGTTGATTTATCCATGCGCTGAGTTGTGGCCCGTCCAAGTCAGTGGGGATGGGTGCTTCAGCGATATCAATTAAAGACTCTGCAAGGTAGTCAGCCCTTATCTCTACTGCCTCCTCGTACAAGCGCTTAATCTCAGGTCGAGCGCGCATATGCTTTTGTACCGTGTCATATGTCGGGTAACCTGGCTTATTGATTGCACTCGTTAAGCTTGCACCATTACCAATATCGCGCAGGATTTCAGGCCAAAGCTTGTCCCAGTCGTAGACTGGCTGAAAGTATCCCCAATCGTCCCTATGCTCGGTTATCGCAGGCTTAGGCGTGGTGTTTAGGTTTGGCTGTGCTTGTTTGTAAATAATTGTCATGATCGTTTATTTCAGGTAACGTTGTGCCAAGTTTAATTGAATGTATTGGTGCAAGTACATAGGGCAATAAAAAAAGCCCCTAGAGGGGCTTAGAATCGTTCCTAGGGGTATTGTTTGGGTTATAGGTCGAAGACTAAAATCATGAGTATTACGAGTGCGGCTGCAATAAGTGAAATAGTCATTTTGAACCTAGAGATAGAGTGAAAGTAAAAAAGCAATGCTCATTAGCAATGCAGCTAGCGTGGCGTGGAGTTTTTCGCTCATGCTTTCACCTCATACGCTTTTTTGAATCGTGCGATAGCCTTGGCGTCTTGCTCGGCGGTCAGAGTTAGTCTAGAGTACGCGCCGCATTTTTCTGTAATGGTGATGCAGCCAATGTATACAAGATGCCAGCCGCTAGATCGGCGCTCAATCGTAATACGATTGATTTGACGGCCATATTTATAAGCATTGGGAACTTTGTCACCAGATCGCGCGTGAATTATTGCGCCAACTACGTCTTTTTTATTGCCGAGCAATGTGATGACTTGAGATTCAGCTACGTCCGCCACGTCCAACAACTCATCCACACTATATGTATGCGTGCAAGATTTGCCGTTGGCTGCGATTAAAGCTGCGCGGATGGCCTGAATATTATCTGCTGTAATTTTGATGGCTTTCATGATTATTTATATCCTGTTGATTTAAATGATGGCCACTTGCGTGGCCGTGGGTTTATGCTGCGACTAAAATTGGGATAACACGGCGCTTGTGGCCAAGCGCGTGATCAGCAATAACTATATTTTTTGCCGCTTTCATTTGACCAGCGCACAACATACAGTTATCGCACGTTGTTTTTTTGCCTGACTCGGCGCTCGCCGGGCAAGATATCTCGCCGGCGCGTTTATCTAGGCCTATTGATACCCTGAAGGTACGATACGAAAGCGCTTGCGCTTCAAGCGCTTGTTCGGCCGTGTCAGCACTTGCCATTACAAGTGACGACCAGCCAAAGTGATCGAACCCTGCGCGTGACCATTGGTGAGTATATCCAACGTGATCAAGGGTATACATAGTAAGGGTTTGCCAAAGTGATACAGGAGCGGCCGCGCCGTCGCCGTATGTGCCGATACGTAATTTTTTGCCAGCTAATATAAGCGCAAGCTTTTTAGGCGTCACTTTGACATACCGGCCGCGCTTGTATGCGTTGTATACAGCTAACACGCTACGGCCCACGTTAACGTAACACGGCGCTTTGCCTGTTTTTTTGGCGTTTATAGGTCTGTGTTCGCACTCGCCACAGATAGCTGCGTCGTCGCCGGTCTCAAGCGCTTGTACTGGATTGATATCAGAGCGGATGATAAACGATTGAACCAGCGCGCCGGTCTTATCGTTGGCGCTGCTAGAGTGTACTTTGTTGATGATAACGACAACGGGCGCGCCGTCTAATTGTGACGGGCCTTCATATGCTATGTAACCTAGTATTTTTGACATGATGTGAACCTTGTTTGATTAAATCAGATTAGGGAAATAACACAATAGCATACATTTACCCACGATTGTACATAATCCTCGCAAATGCTCACAATAAATAAACATATCCGGATTACATTTAATCATCATGTTGCAGTGCAATATGTTGCGTCGCAACAAGACGTCTTAGGTTGTAGGACATCTAGTCGTTGGACAACTAGATGACAGATGTCCAACAACTAGGGATGTAGGTTGTCCAACAACTGCAGTGCAGCAATGTTGCAGCGCAACAGCCAAGGGTGGGGTGGGGGGGCCCGCGCGGGGCGCCCTCGCTAGCGGAGGACTCACCCCCAATTTTTATTTTTTTATTATTAATATTCTTCCATTACAATCAGCCTCATGCAAACCACCATTTACAGCCCTGCTGACGAAATGGCTCTCATGAGCCGCCTTTGGTCGCCCCGCATTGCTAATGATCCCTTGGCATTTGTGTTGTTAACCTTCCCTTGGGGTCAGAAGGGTACACCGCTTGAGAACTTTGCCGGCCCACGCAAATGGCAGCGCGAAGTGCTGTCTGACCTGACTGCCCACATTAAGCAGAACAACGGCAAGGTTGACTTTGACACCTTTAGGATGGCTACAAGCTCAGGGCGGGGTATTGGCAAGTCTGCTCTTGTTAGTTGGTTAACGCTATGGATGTTGTCCACACGCATTGGTTCTACAACTATCATCTCGGCAAACTCAGAGTCGCAGCTCCGCTCGGTCACCTGGGCAGAGATTACCAAGTGGTTAGCCATGTCTTTAAACTCACATTGGTTTGAAGTATCAGCAACACGCCTTATGCCCGCCAAGTGGATTACAGAATTGGTCGAGCGTGACCTAAAGAAAGGCACACGCTATTGGTCGGTAGAAGGCAGGCTATGGTCAAGCGAGAACCCTGATGCGTACGCGGGGGTTCACAACTACGATGGCGTGATGGTGATCTTTGATGAGGCGTCAGGTATTGACGACGCCATTTGGGCGGTGACGGCGGGCTTCTTTACCGAGAACACGCCTAACCGCTTTTGGTTGGCGTTCTCCAACCCGCGTCGCAACACCGGCTACTTCTATGAGTGCCACAACTCTAAGCGTGACTTTTGGAACACCAAGATTGTGGACGCAAGGACGGTCGAGGGTACGGACAAGGCGGTGTACCAGCAGATTATTGATGAATACGGTGCGGATTCAAGCCAAGCTGCGGTTGAGGTCTACGGTGACTTCCCGTCTGCGGGGGATGATCAGTTTATCTCTAGCTTGATCGTGGATGAAGCCATGAAACGCCCACGCTTGAAAGACTTGAGCGCCCCCATTATTGTTGGCGTTGACCCTGCGCGGTTTGGCTCGGATTCAACCGTGATTGCGATCCGTCAAGGGCGTGACATTATTGGCATTAAACGCTTCAAGGGTGATGACACGATGACTGTGGTTGGCCACGTCATTGAGGCGATTGAGGAATACAAGCCCGCTTTGG